TACTTAAGGGTCCTCTTCTATCAGTAAAACCTGCCATATTGTTTTATCTTTTATTGTTTATATATTCTTGTAATATAATGCTTGTGCCTCATTTATATTTCCTCCAAAGAAATGGTTTTGATTGTTAACGGCACCTATATACCAATCTTCATATCCTAACATTCTTGGTTTTTTAATTCTATCCATTCTATACTGTCTAATAGCATAGGTTATATTATACTTTCTACCTAATGAAGACTTTAAGTTTTCATATGTAAATTGACTTAGTACGGTTTGTGATTTAGGTTTACCTGGAGCCTTCTTTATTGCAGATTGTATAGTACCCTGAAATGATTTAACTACATCATTAAGAAATGGAATTCTAGCTTCATAAGGAATGTAATGTAAATTTAAACCTAATTGGTGATTATCTATACTTTTACCTAAACCTAAAACAATAGGATAAGTATCATAAAAAGTTTCATCAGGTGTAAAATATTGAAAAGAATACATTTTACCATTTTCTAATGTTCCTTTCCCACTACTTCCTATTTTATTTAAATCTTTATCAGATGCTTTAGATGCCCCACCTCTACCTTTATTTTCAGTAAGGTAAACATTTAAGTCTTTTTGAAATGATCCTTCTATTGCCATTAGAATAATTTTGAATCTTCGGTTAAAAGCATTACTTTAAAGTTTCTCTGTTTTGCAGCTTTATTTAATGCTTCAGTTTTACAAAGGTTTCTAACATATGTTTCATAACCATACTGAAAGTTTTTTAATGCCTTTGCTGTTTTTCTCTTTGGTGGTTTAGGTTTTTGTAATTGTGCCTTAGGTTTTATTTCTACTACATACTCTTCAATAATACCTTCCTTATTCATCTTAACATAAAAGTCTGGGTAATAATTATGAAACTTTTTATCTAGCATATTAAAATACTTTATTGAGAATGGCTCAGATATCCAATTTATTACCTCTTCATTATGATCACACCAATGACAAAACTTTCTTTCCCAACTGCTTCTGTATATAATAGGACCTGGTCCCATATACTTTTTAGGATTATGTGGTTTATAATAACCTTGCTTAAATCCTGATTTTGCAGTTGGTTTTACTTTCTTTATACTCATTAACTTTAAATAGTGTAAATGCCGTCACTATCCGCACTACCATTAATTGATACAGTACCAGCATATTTCTTTGGATGTAATTTATTCCACCCTTTTGCAAATCCTCTTTTAGCTATTTCAGTAAAATAAGCAAATGCATTAGTACTTTTCTCTGGATTAAAATTTCTCCAATATCTATAAAGATCCATATAAGCATAAGCTATACAATCTTGTCTATCATCAGGGTTTGCATATGATAATTTTCTAGAACATTTATCTGCTAATAACATTAGGAACTCTAATGCCTTTGGTGTTAGTTCTCCCTGTTCTTTAGATATAATAATCTGTTCAAGGAGATCTCTATTATTTAAGTAATTTCTTTTTCTTGCCATTCCATAAAGGTTTTATTTATTATTATATACAAAAAAAGCCGATAGTTTATTATTGACTACCGGCCTTTTAGTTGGGGTGTGTATAAAATTATATCTTAACGTTAAGTTGACCTTTAGGACAAATTGTAGTTTTTCCAGATTTAGGATCAATACATTCTAATGAATCATTATCACCTAATGAAGTATAGTCTTCAGCACTTACCATAACTTCTTGACCTTTTCTAAGACCATTTCCGTTCTTATTAATTTCAGCTTCAACGAAACCGTCATTTAAATAATCGTTACGACTTTTTTTTTCTGTTAAAGATTTTACATTTAATTTTTTAGGTTCACCTTTCTTTTTAAGTTCATCTTCAATATCTTCAGCTCTATCTTCATCAACCGATTCATCTTTCTTATCCTCATCTTCTTCTTCATAATCTTCACCGTCATGAGTTTTAGATTTATCGCCTTTATTTCCACCTAAAACAACTCTGTCATAAGTTTCTTGTAAAGATTTTTCAAACTTAGAAATTTCTTCTTCTAATAAATTCATAGCTTCAGTAAGTTCTTCAGTTTCACCAAGCTTATCAATAGCTTCTTTAACTTTAGTCTTCTTTTCTTCCAAGAAAGATATCTTGTCAGAAATATCAGATCTTTCTTTTTCTATTTTAGCAACTTCATTATTTTCAGCAATTAATCGCTCAGAAAGAATTGGGCTAGCATCATAATTAATAAATTCTTTTACTAATTTAACAGTTTCTGTTGCAGATTCTACTAATATCATTTCATTTAAGTGCATTGCAGAATTTACCTTATTAACATAGATACCTTCTTGAACAGCAATCATAGTTAAAAACAAATTAGTAAATTCATTTGAAGTAATATTTGTAAAATTATCCATTTCAGCAAGAAGATCAACAGATTCAAAGAACTTACATACATTATCAATTTTCCATTGATTTCTATAACCAAAGAAGTTAAGAGCCATTAAAGATTCTTTTAGTTCGATAATACTTGCATTACTTAAATCAGTTTCTCCTAATTTTAAAGTACCTTCAGATAAATTGTATTCTAATGTTTTATTATTACCTTCACCGAAAGTTATTAAAGTACCATTAATATTTTTAAACATTCCTAAACCTTCTAATACATCGAAGAATCTTGGATCTTTAACTTCAGCTTCAGTAATTGATTTTCCATCAAAGTTATAATTCTTTCCATGTAAGTGGAATGTTAAACCATTTTCAGATTCTAAAACTGGTGAAAGGATTGTAGAAATTATTCCTCCTCCATTTGCAGTAGCTTTATTATCTTCAGCTTTCATTTCATTAATGATTGACTTACAATCTAATGACCAAGGGTTTTTTGCAGCAATTGCAGAAAATTTAGATTTAATAGAATCAGAAGATTCTGAAAGTAAACCTTCTAAATCAGTTACTAATCCTTCATATAATTTTCCTCTTTGTGTTTTTGTTCTTTCAATAGCCTCAGATATTCTGAAAGACCATTTAGAATCAGTATAAGCACCTTCAATATAAGATCTTAACTCATTAACTGGATTTAACCATTGTGAAGATCCTAAATTTCTATGAAGATCTTTTGCAATGCTAAACTTAAGCATAGGATTAACACTGTTTTCTATCTCTTCACTGATTACTTCAGTTTCTTCGTTTTTAAATCTCATAGGAAATGCCTTCAGAGATTCTTCTAAAATGTTAAGGGCATTCTTAGCAGTATAAGAAGTTCTCGAATTATCCGAGTTCATTTCCTTTAAAGCCTCAATGCTCTTCATAACATTTTCGTGCAGTTCAGCAATTGTAAATTTCATTTTGTTATGATTTTTTTGTTTATTATTATTTTCTGTAATTTGATTTCCTTTGAAGGCATTAATTGCACTCATTCCTAATTGTTGAGGTATACCCATACCTACAAGAATTGCAAGTACTTGTGAGTCTGTCATTGGACCACTTTCAATAACCTTACCATTTTTACCATCTAGTTTTGTTTTACCACTCTGGTTAAATAAAACACCAACAATATCAATTAATTGTTGGTTAGGTGCATTAAGGTAAGGTGCATCAGTATTTACGCCAGCTTGTTTCTCAATTGAACCATCAACGTAAACTTGAGTTTGACCTTCTTTAATAACTTTTTCCATATTATAGAATTTGATTTGTTTTATATATTCTAAGATCTTAGAGTTAATTATCCTTCGTCACCGTTAGCATTTCTATAAACCTTACTAGCATCTGTTTCTGTAGGTGATGGAGAAGAATCTATCTCCCTTTCATCATAAGGACCGCCTACTTCCTTATTTGTTATAGTGTTATATCCTTGATTACTTAATAGGCTTTCAAACGGAGCAACTTTTAAATCAGTATCCGTGAATTTAAAGGTTTGGAATACTCCACCAAAATAAATTCCCATATTGCCATTATCATCACATCTTAATTGACCTACACCAACAGCATCAGGATTAAGCCTAATAGCTTCTTGTGTTATATAGTCTATTTCTGGTAAAAGAATACCGCTTTCAAACACTGGCATAAATGATCTTAATTCCATATCAAAGGTAACCTGAAATTCTTTCTTGTCATTTAATCCCCATTCAAATAATCTATCTTGTGAAAAATCTTCTGGTACTGACATAGATGCATTAACTCTAAACATTCCTAAATCAACGTTAAATAATGTACCTTTGTAAAGCTTGCTCATTATAGCTTCAGTTACCTTTAACATTTCCAAATTATTTGAACATATAATAGTTACACCGAAACCTACAGTAACAGGTAAAAAATTTGTCATTAAAGAAAATGTCTTTAATACACCATCCCATTCTCTAACAAACTCAGCTCTTGTAAATTTGTTTGTTTGCTCATCTGAATTAATAGACATTGAATTCATTTGAATAATACCCCTAGGTACTACTTCATAATCACCTATTGCCTTGCCTTCCTTTTCGGCATCAAACATAAAATTATCTAAAAGAAACCTTTCATTACCGGATATTGAATAGAAAAAAGGTACTTCAATCTTTTTTAAAGTATCTTCATCTACTTGGTTATAATAATAAACCTTTTTACTTAATTCGGCAAGCATACCTACTACTAGGTATCTGAGAATAGTGTTATCTTTATTAAATTCTTGATTATATGCTGACATTCATTGGTCTTTGTTTATATACTATTTATCCAATAGATTCAATGTTAAATTCACTAAAGCCTGCATCCTTGGTAATTTCAATCTTTTTATCAAAATATTCGCTCGGTAAAACTGTATGGTTGATAACAAAGGTATTAAGGCCTATATCTTGAATAGTATTATGAAGTATATTAATTATATGGTGGACACCATCAGAGTCAATAGAAGAGAAGATTTCATCTAAAAATAAAATATTTAGAGATGGGAACCTAACTTTAATCATTTTCATTAATGCCATAATAATTACAAAATCTACTTTCTTCTTTTCACCTGTACTCAATGTCTTTGGGCTTATTTCAGTTCCTAGATGATGGAGAGAGCAATAAAACTTTTCATTAAATCTAATACCAAAAGGTATACCCATTTCTCTTCCCATCAAAAGAATATGATTATTAAAAGAAGGGAGTATAGATCTTACTGCTAAATTCTTAATACCATTTTCTCCCATTATGTTTTCTAAGATAGTTAAATAATAATCCTCACCTTCACTTTTAAGCTTACCGGTAGTTTTATCATCTTTACGAACTTTAAAGTCTTTTACTAATTGCTTAAGGTGTGTGGATGATTCTGATTCATCTTTATCTGCCATTTCAATTAACTTATCTTTAATGGCTTCCATTTGAGTTTCTAATTGACCAACCTTAACATGAATCTTTCTTCCTTTTTGTCTTAAGTCAACCAAATCAGCTTCAGCCTTTTCAGCATCTGCTTTTATTTGATTCCATTCAGTAAATAAAGAATCTAATTTTTCTTCCTTTTCTTTTTTAATATCTAAATGAAAATCAGAGTTAAGAGGAGCTGTACATGTAGGGCATGCATTATTTTCATAAAGCTTAAGCTCCTTCTTAACTGTATTGATTTTATTATTTAAGGAAGATTTTTGATTATTCTTTTTTCTAGAGTTCTCATCTAATTTTTCAAGGTTTATTTTTGTCGCTGCTGTTAAGTCTTTTAGTTTTTTTCTATTTACATTTAATTCTACTAATTTCTCTTTAAGCAATTTAATCTTTTCAGCATCTTTAGATTTACTTACCTTTTCAAATTGTTGAATTTTTTCAATAACCGATTCTATAGATTCATTAAGGGTACGAATTTCATCTTCATATGTTCTGATTTCCTCAATAATTGATCTCCTCTTTTCTTTAACAGCTTCAGCCATTTCATTAATAATAGAAAAACCAAATATCTTATCAATGATTCTTTTCTTATCATACGGAGACATTGTTATGAATGACTTAAAATCATTCACAGATAAAATAATTACATTCTTAAATACGTGATATGGGATTTCATAAATTTCGGTTTCTAAAAAATCCTGAAGATTTACTTTACCTGCAACATCATATTCAGAACCATTTATTTTGACATTAAAAATACCTGGATTAATTCCTCTTTCTATTTCAACAGTATTATTTTTAGATTCTAATTCTATTCTACCCCAAAGAGCACCGTTTACTCTGTTAGGTAAATCTTTTAATGTAGATCCTTCAACTTTACCATAACATAAATATGTAATTACTTTAGCAAGTGTACTTTTACCTGCACCGTTTCCACCAAGAACTAAATAAAGATCACTTTTATCTTTATCAAATTCTATTACCTGAGTTCGGTTTCCATAACTTGCAAAGTTTTTAAATTCTACTTTTTTAATCTTCATAGTTAGGTGATAATGTTCTTTTGTATAGTTCTTGCACAGATGTCTTTAATCTGTCCTTTAAATCTTCTTCATATTCCAAAGAATTAATATATTCGGCAGCAATATTCATTAGGTTAAGCTCTCCGTTAAAATCAGACATTTCCCCATCTTCTCTATCATAAGGATTTTCCTCATCATAAATTCTTGGCTCTAATTTTCTGGCAACACCGTCAAGATAATCCATAAACATATTAATGTTATACTTTCCTAATACATTTGAAGGTATAAAAACATCTACAAAATTATCCTTAATTTCATTCTTTATATCATCCATACGCATCTCCAAGATATCATTAATATAATACCTTATAAATTCTGGACTCCTTTTATTCATAAAGAATTGGTGCTTTCCAGTTTCTAAATCTAATAAGTATATACCTTTTTGATTACCTCTATCAGATCTAGTCATTTGATAAGGATTACCTACCAAAACAAAATTCTGTTTATCTTGCCTATAGTGAATATGACCAGAGTATACTCTTTTAAATCTTTTAAAGATACCTACTTCATTACCACCTTCATGTAAATGTTTTGTACTTGGACTAGTCTGAACACCTCTCGTTTCAGTATGACAAAACATATAATCAATTTTTTCCTTTATTGAATCTAATGTTTCCTTTTCATGTTTATGATCTCTTCTCCAAGGCATCAGTAAACATTTAGTATCTCCGTATTGTAAAATCTTAGGTTCTTTATGCACCGTAACATTAGGAATATATTTTAAACAATCAACAGATGCAATTTCATTTGAATTCTTTCTCATTATATCATGATTACCTACAATGATATGTACATCTGGAAATATCTTTCCTAATTCTTCAAATACTCTGATTGCCAAATCCTGTGCAGCTAAATTAACACTTTGTCTATTATCGAATACATCTCCTAAGTGATAAAGAACATCACCTTTCTTATATTCTTTTTTAACCAAAGGTATAAAAAAGTTAAAGAAATAATCTTCAATAATATTAAGCCACAAAACAGAATTTGATCTACAACCTAAGTGTGAATCACTAACCATCCAAACTCTTGCCATATTAAAATAATTTTCGGATTTTTCTTTTCTCTAGGATATTATACTTATCATCTAATTCTTTAATAAGTTCATCCTTAAATTTGTTAGAAAGCGAATTATAAAATTTATTTGGAAATACATCAAAGTAATCTGATATAACACTAAATAAATCTACTCTTGTATAGCCTTCACCTAAATGTTCAATAATAAAAGAATATACTCGATTTATTTGTACTTTATTTAATTTCTTAATAACACCTTCTGGTGTTGCTTCGTTTAAATGCTCATATTCACTTCCTTTAATAATCTTATCAATTTTCTTAATAAGTAAATCATAATGCATCTTATCATCAGGATCCATACTGTCCCCATAAGTTGCGGCAACAGTAAAGTTTACTTTATTTTCAGTTATGTCTTGATCACCATAAGTGTTATTAAAAATTTTATCTTTATCTGCTAAAGACTTCTGAATAGGTTTGCCATTCTCATCTAATTTTGGTTTTTTCTTTTTACCCCACATATTTTTATTTTAATTTATATCATCAGTTTCAGTTAACCTCATGTGCTCGTAATCAATATTGAACCTACACCTGGTACCTTTACCTTGACCATCTCTAATTTTTAATACCTTTAACCAATACTCACGATTTGCATGCATCATAGAATCTTGGATAAGAGCATACATAACATCTGCTGTATGCGCAAGACCTGCAGATTCTGCAATGTTTTCCATTCTTACTTCAGTGGCATCCCATGCACCTCTATTAATTTGAGTTGCAGAAATAACCAACATATCTCTCTTAACCGCTAAGGCACGAAGATCCTCAGCAATTTGTTTAATTTTCATATAAGTATTTTCTGTATTAGGATTTCTATAATTTGCAAGAATGTTAATATAATCAACAACTAATACATTTACTTTATGATCTTGTGCTTCTTCTAAATCCTTTAGGTAAGCTTCTATATCTAAAACTGTACCTTGTGAAGTTGGCATTTCTTTTACAAAAAGTTTACCTGGTGGTAATAAACCTCGAGATATTTTTTCAAGGCGTCTTTTCATATAATCTCTATTACCAGTCTTCTCATCATATTGTGGCATTGGTATACCTAATAGATTTGATCCTATCCTTTTTATTACCTTTTGTGCCGACATTTCTGCCGATATGAAAACTACATTATGACCCATTCTAACAAAATTAGCAGCATCATTTGCCAACCAAATAGATTTACCAATGTTCTGTTCACCTGCATAAACGATAAGAGATTTAGTATCATAACCACCACCTGAAACATTATCAACGAATGTCCATCCTGTTTCAATTTTTTTAGAAGTTCTTTGGATATGATCCTCAGGGTTAAAGAAGTCTAAACCTACATCGGTATCAAAATTTAAAGATCCGTCAGTAGAGATCATACCGATTGCACGAGTTACAACATCTTCAACATTTTCAGGTGATACATCTTGTGTCTTAACATATTCAATAGTTCTTACTAACTGTTTATCAAAATGTTTCCACTTAACCCAGGATTCACCGGTTCTCTTTAACCAATCCTGATCATATTCATTAATATTAATATCATATATGCTAGATACAATATCATCTGGTATTTCATTTGGATCATCTTTTATTAAGGCCTTCATTTGTTCTCTTGAAGGACTTTCACCAAAATCAACATAAAACTTTTTTGATAATTTTGCTATATGATCTAAATCATTATTGGAAAAGAAGCCTGGACCAGTACTTTTTAAATAATGTGGCTTTTTAAGAAAGTAATTAAAAAATATTTTTTCGTGATCTGTACTGGAATTCATCTTTGTTTATTTTTATATAGTAAAAACTATACTTAGTTTATGTATGTACTTAATTCATCTAAATAAGAAGATAGCGATTGTTTTCTAGTCTTATCTTTATTGTAGTAAATTGAAGTAGTTTGATTATTTACTTTTTCTGCCAATATCATTTCACCATGATGTAACCATTCAGTAAATTGATTATACCCTAATTCTTGTAACGTAGTGAGTAATTTAGTTCTTAATTTAACAACAGTGTTATTATCCCAAGGCTCTTTACCTGGGTACCAGCTTTCAAATAGAATAGGAGGATTGTTACTTTTCTTAATAGTTTCCTTGGCACCTAAAATTACATTTTCTTCAAACCCTTCAACATCTATTTTAATAAAACCAACATCACCTATATTTAAACTATCTATAGTTCTTACTTCTATCTCTTCGGTGTTTACTTCGTCTATTTGTACAGCATCCAAATCCAAAAATCCATCCAATCCCCCTTGGCCATCATATTTACTCGTTCTCTTATAAAATGTTAAGATATTATTACTATCTCCTATTCCGAATCTATGAGTATTAACAGTGTCATGTAAATCCTTAACGGCAATGTTTGCACAAAGATAATTAAATGATTTAGAATTAGGTTCAAATGCATATGTCTCTTTAAAGAAAGGTGCTAAATTAAATGACCACATACCATGATGAGCACCGACATCCAAAAATATTTTACTCTTATTTGCAATATATTGAGAGTCTCCACATTTAATACTGTTAATCATACCAGCTTCGGCATTATATACATCGTTAGCATATAACCATTTTGCATAGTTTCTATCACTTATGAAATACCCATTAGTATCTAATTCTACTATACTCTTTTTATAATTATAAAACCACATATTATTTTATTACTTTATTTTATTCATAAGGATTTACGACTACTTCATATGTAGTGTAAGCAGAATTAGATAATGATACTTTAATAATTTTATCATTTCTAAGTTGCATAATTATTGAATTAGCCTTTTCATCAGAAAGACTATATTTTTTTTGTAAAGAAACATTAGTGAATTTGATCTCCTTTGCTACTTTACCACAATAATCACGTATTAGTTCATATATGATATCCTCAGCGTCTGGATAGTTTGGTAATGTTGTATGATTTCCTAATACGTGCTTTACTTTAAGTTTCGCAGTATTAAGACTTTTCTTCAACATCGGCTTCTAACATTTCGGTTAAGTTTTCAACATCTATTTCTTCACCATATTTAAATTTATCGGCTACTATAGGCTCTAAAGATTTTAAGACATCTTCAGTTAAAACTTCGGGTGTAAATAATTGATTAAGTTCAACTGTATCATTAAGGTGCTTTACACAAATCTTTCTAGCGGTTGCTGCTGGTTGAAAATAAATAGTAACTTCTTTACCATCCTTTTCATATGTATGCTCTCTACACTCAGCCTTTCCTGGATCGGTTAATTTATTAAAAGCATTTGCATTTATAAACCTACCTCTTTCAACACCACAAGTATCCCAACTAATATATTCTTCTAAACCAATATAAGGATTCATACCTTTATTGAAAGAAATGTGGAATTTAATGTTAGTAGGTTTAGCAAATCTATTTTTATTTGGTTTTGCAGTTACAATGATTCCTGTTTGTTCTATACCTTCCTTAAGTTTTGCTTTACCTAAAAATAAGATAATAGAAGCAGCATACTCAGGACCAGTACCACCACCCCCTACTTGCCTTGAAAATAGATCTTGTGTTTGGTAAGTATGATTTGTAAACAGGAAAGGTATTTTACAAATTCCAAATTGGGTCATAATAATTCGGAAGGTAGATTTAAGAAGTTTGGCTCTTGTCATATCAGCCTTACTGCTGCCTGTTTTAGCATCATCAATTTCTTTTTGAGTTGCCAAGTTACCTGCAGAATCTAACACTACCATAATTTTAGGTAAAGCAATACCTTTTGACTTTTGTTCAATTAGTACATCGGTAATTGCAGTTACCGAGGTTCTAAATTCTTGTACGGTATTACATGGCTCATATCTGAATTTCTTTGGATCAATTCCAAATTTTTCTACTAATCTTTTATCTACAGCATTTTCAGAATCATAAAATACAATACTATACCCTTGCTGCTGTGCCTGTTTGATTGCATTAAGGATAAGATAAGTTTTACCCGTACCAGAAGGTCCGGCTAATGCAACTGCCCTATTATTAGGATATCCACCAAACAGAGAACCTGTTAAGCATGCATTAAGATGAAAGTTACCTGTTGGTATATAATGATCAATTTCTGAAATTGTAGATTTATCTAACGTTTCTCCATACGTGGAGTGTTTTGACATTTCCTTGTTTAAATCTGCGAATGAAAATTCTTTTGCCATATTAAGTTTTTATTTTATTATTATATAGAAAAAATAAGATTTGTTTAGTCTATTAATTTATATTTCTTGGATTCTTTTTGTAGCCAATTATCTAATCCTATCTCAAATCTATTTGGTTGCCTATGAGATCTTGTTTGGTATTCATGTAAGACTGCCAATTTTTCTTTAATTTTACCGTATGAACCTCCCCAAAGATCTTTAAGTAATTCAAAATCATATTGAGCTCCTTCTGCCTTTTGAAACTTTCCAATATCTAACGGTCCTCTACTTACACTCCTTAGTGCAAGAGAACATACAAAATATGCTTCATGATAATCACCTCTCCATGAATAGAAATTTGATAACTTTAAGTAACCTTCTGGTCTAGTAGGATCTGCATCAATTAATCTATGCCACATTCGCCGCTCACAAATATCCCTTCCTCCTTTCGCTGCAACACAACTACTTACCATAAAATATGCATTATACTGTTCATCTTTATCTTTAGTATATTCACACGCTCTTAAATATAATCCTAACGCAGAAGCATATTGATTTTCCTGATAATAGGTCTCTGCTAAATTAAAAGCATTTTTACTATCAAATGGATTATTTATAAAATCATATAACTCCTTTCTTTTTGAGTAAGTATATTTTTTAATAGGCTGAGGTTTATTATCACTGAACCCAATAATATATTCCATTACATCTGGTGGCATTTGTAGAATAAATTGAGTATTATCCTGAAAACCGAAAGGAATTAAAAACTTTTCACCATCAAATGCCATACCGCATGTAAATTCTATCCTAGCGGTCATAAAATCAAACTCTGGGCTAATGTGTTTAATATTCCAATCTTTATCCCACATTACGATCCTATGATAATATATAGAATCTTTTCTATCCTCAGGGGTAAACCATAAATCTACTTCATGAATAATAGCAATCCAATGATCTTTATACTTAATGACATTGGACGAACCTCTCATATCTCTTTTTGTTTTGATGTGAGGTTGTTCTACAAGTTTTATTTGTTCAGACGTACCTTCTATGGGATCAATTTTAACTATCTCAGTAGGATTTGCCCACTTTACATAGTGATAAGGCATATCATTTATAGGCATCCAATTTTTTTCACAGTAAGATCCACCATCTGCATGTGTACGTGGGTCTGGTGGTGATACTCTAACGCGTTCTAATTCTTCATAATTAGTATTTCCTACTTTTGATATAGTAGATAATTCCATCCTACCTTCACCATTAGTAGTAGTATCTCGTCTTACTCCTGATTGTGTTAATACATTATCCCAATTCTGTAACCTTGCATCTTCTAATCCTATAAAAGTCCATAAAGGTTTTTTATCAAGTAAATCTGTATTTACCTTACCCCAATCAGATACTTCGTAATCTTCATTCAATTCACAAATATAATTAGTAGTCCTTAGAACTACATCATCTTCCGGGTTAAGATAAGTCAAAGGCCCCCATGGAGCAGGAAAATTCTGCAAGTTTTCACTGTGGTATAAAAGATAACCTACTCTTCTTAAATTTAGCATCCATTTATCATTATGCCATAAAATAGAAGAATTGGTTAAACCATCACCTTTAGTTTCTGAAAACGGAATTTTAATTTGAGATATATCTCCACCATGATCTAATGTAAATTTACATAAGTTTGATAAATCTTTTCTATTTATAACGTCCGGGTTTTTCATAATTAATTTTTATTTTTAATCTAAAATAGACTTGTTGTATAAATTAGATTTCTATTAAATCCTTTAAAGCCCATTGCAGTAACAACACGATTAATTGGATCAAGTATTGTTTTTTCAAATTGTCTATCATAATCTATCTTAGGTGCAAATTCATAAGGATAATCACCAGGGGCATAAGCAAACACATCACATGATTTATCCATAGAAAAATACATTTTGCATTTTTCACCATTACCCAATGGTTGATATTTACCTTTCTTACCTGAGTTATTTAAAAGATAATTATGATAACCAGCAGACCTTACGCCTATTGGGCATTTAGATGCAATTTCAAACGCATCATAATCATTCACAATATACTTTTGATAATTATTTACTTTCCTAGAAAAACTAATTTGATCTACATTGGCTAATCTGAATTGCCTTTTAATATCTTTAAGTAATGCCGCAAACTTACCCATATCTAATTCATTAACAGAAAAGATATACGTTAATAATTCTTTAAGTTTTTCTCTGGCAAAAATAGGAGTTGACGATTGTATAATTTCAAAACCTTTTGAACTGATTTTGGAAAGATCATCATAGTGAATATTAGGATCTTTCCAAACAATATTTTGCATATACTTTTTCTTGGCTAACCATATTGCATTTTTAGCAATACTCTCCAACTCAAATGATAAAAAGTTTTCTGCATTGTTATCATCAGCATATTTTTGAAGAATCTTTTCAATGTAATCATTTAATCTTACCTCATAAAGCTTAAGTATGAATTCTTTTTCATCACCTTGCCACCCTTCACTCTTTTTAATAACCTCATCAAATTTAACATAAACTGAATCCGTATCAATATAAATACCTACAGGTTTTTCAATCTTACCTGTAACAGTTATACCCATTTCAGTATGAGCTGGTATATCTCTATGCCAAAATTCTTTAAAATATTTGTTAATAAGTTGTTCAGTATATAAAATAGCATCCTTACCTTGGAGTGTAATGGTTTCTGCTATATCAACATTAAAGAAATAAAAATAAGGATTACCGAATGCACCATAGATAGAGTTAAGCATTAACTTAACAGCCTGTTCATAATTATAATACTTAGATGCTTCTTCTTTTATGTTCTGTAATTCCTCAGTCATTTTTATTTTTATACGGTAAGATTAGAAAAGGTTTAAAGGGCACCGTTTCTGATGCCCTTTATTATATTGGAGTGATTTATTAATCCTCGTCAGTAATGGCAACAGCCACAGTAAGATGAGTGTTTGTATCTAATGATCTAAAAACCACTTTATTTTCACATACACTTACCTTGTAATTTTCTTTATCTAAAAGATTAATATATTTCTTATAAATTACAACCTTTGCTCCTTTTTCAACATTTGAATCATAAGAGTGACAAAGTGTAGCATCATAAGAAGTACCTTTAATATTAATTCCTTTTTCACCAATGTAAAGAGTAAAAATATCCTCATCTTTATCAAGGTTAAATAATGATTTCATTTTATCCACATGAGTAGTAAGTAAATCAAAATCAAACATTTTAGAATCAACACCAAATGCTCTATCTGTTTCTTCTTTGCTCATTTCCATAAATGATAATGATGGATCTGTACATGCCAAATTAATCTGAAGATCTTCATTTTCTAAAATAAAATCACTTGCCATTAATTCACCATCATATTCGGTATACTTAATTCTACCTTTTACATCACCATTAAAATGGCTTAATGCGTCAATAACTTTAGTACCGTTATAAAAACTAACCTTTACCGGTTCTTTAATATCAGCATCAAAAATATCAGAAGTTGGTGTGTTAACCAATTTTACGGCATCTCTCTCAGGAAAATACACAGAAGATACCGTACCTTCTTTTGCGATTTTCATAAAGATGAATTTGTCAATTGGAAGTAATTTGCGAACGAATGAACTTAATTCATAACCGTCAATTTTGTTAATAGTTGTTTCCATTTAAAAATTTATTTGTTTATTATTATATTGATTATTGTTACTTAGTTTAAGCTAGAATACAGACTTAGTTTTTAATTCTTTCTTTAAAATAAATCCATTTTTCTGTATGCTTTTAAATGAAGGTGGAGACCAATTTTTATCATAAAGAATATTCTTAAGTTCATATTTAGCTTCATACTTAAAACCATATCTCCATTCTAACCCTGGTAAAAAATCATTTAACCATAAAGGCTTTTTTACACCTATTGCATAATGAATAATAGATGGCACAACAACCTTAAGGTATTTGTCAGGTGGAGTACCAGCCTTCATCATCTTATCTCTATTTTGCATTAGCCTTAAGTCTTTACTATCAGTAAATTTAACCTTTCTACCTTCGGCTAAATACCTATGAATGTTAAAATGATGGAATCTCTGTTCTACTGTCCAACTTGTATATCCTGTAAAATTGAAATATTGGTGATGGATGAATGGGTGCTTCATAAATCTTTCAAAGTAATATTCTAATTTAGGATCCTCGCCATATATGATATTACCGGCATTAATAGAAAGGCCATTCATTTGCTCTAATGTAAAATCAGTTTCAAAGATTTCATTAAACGCATCCATTACATCATACTTATCTTTATTTCTAATGTAAAATAGATTTTCTTTTTTAATACCGAACTCTTCGTACTCATCCCACATGTAACTTAAGTCATTTAAGATAAATACATCATCATCAGATACTAATGTTCTCTTTACTCCAAATTTTTCTTTTAGGTATATAGGCATTAAGATTTTAAATAGACATCCATGACTTAATAAAAATTCTTTTGACTTACCTTCATAGCCATGTTTCTTAATATAGTAATCATAAAGATCATTAAGAATAATAATTTGAGCATTTTTAAATATATCTAAATCGTGCTCTTTAAAAATACCAGCAAGTTTATCTAAATCTATTTTAGTATCATCCACAAATAGGTAAATATCAAACTTCTCCTTTATCCCTTTAGGATAATAACTACATAAGATATTTGTAAACTCTAGACTGGATACGCCTATTGCTAAAGCTTTATCTTTCATAATTAAATTATACTTTTTACTTTATACTTCTTTTTTGGTTTAGCACCTAATTCTTCAGATGCTATAACTTTTTGATTTGTGTTATCCTGTTTTAAGAAAGTGTAATTTGTCATCTTGGCATTTCCTTCACAGAATTTTTTAACTTCATTAGCCATATCCATCGCAGTGGTAACTGGTACATTTTGTGCAATGTGATTAACTTGGCGAGAAGATTCAATTTTAAAATCTAAAGGTAAACCCATTAAGTGCATCATTTCTCTTACATTTAGATAACGGTTTTCAATTGGGTGAACACCATTAAACATATTTCTACCAATAAGAGCAGAAAAAGAATCATGGAAGAAATGTGGAGATGCATCCCAATAACCTAATCCTTGGCTTGTTTTATATTGTTGATGCTCTAACATATCAATAAAAGTCTTTGTAGATTTTTTATTTGAAAAACCTCTTTTAGGATAATGTTTTTCTAACCATTTAATACAGTCATCAATCAGATCGTTATTTTCTAAATATTGTGCAATGGTTCCTTTTTTAAATTTTGCAGCAAACTCAGCATGAGTTAATCCTTCTTTTTCTAAAACATATTCATAAGGCTTAAAGTGATCAGTAACCTTTCCTTCTACCATAAACATATCTTGTTGTGTAGCATCTTCAGGAATTTCTTTTAAATAATCAATAAGATTTTTCTTTTCTCTAAATTTCCAATTTAACATTGGAACTGTTGGTGTATTCCAAAAGAAGTAAAAGGTTCTCATTCTTCTCTGTGGAATTCCATGAAGTTCAGTATTTGTTTTAATAAGAGAAAAACTATATCCGTATTTCTGGCCTATTTCTTTTAACCTATCAACAACACCTTCTCCCATTTTAGTAAAAAGACCTGGGGCATTTTCACCCCAAAGAACTTTAGGCTTAACATGTTCTAAAATATACTCTGAGGAATTATACATCCATTGATTTTGAGTAGCACCAGATCCTCTTGATGCAGCAGTACCTTTTGCAGAATTTAATTGTGATAAACCTGCACAAGGGCAAACTGAATTTACATAATCAACTTCATTAAAAGTTTGTTTAGGTATATCTAAATCTTCATGATCTAATCTGTACATTGGTACATCCGGCCAATATTTTTCAATATGACTTTCGTTTGCAGCAAATGCATCATAACTTAAATGAAATGCCGGTTCATTACCTGCAGATTTTTTACATCCTATAGCACTACCACCAATTAGTGGAATTATAGTACCCCATTTTAATTCTTTTCCCATATTAAATTTTTACTTTTTCAATTTCTAGATCCTCCATAAATGTTAAAGGATCAATTGTACCTTCACTGATTTCATTTTCAAGATATACTATAGTTTCTTTTATAGTATCTTTAATATCTTTTTTAGGTTCCCATCCCATTGATTTAGCCTTGGAAATATCTCCACGAATATTTAATGCTTCACCTGCAATCGGATCATAATGATCAAAAGGTATTTCACCAACACCCATAATATCACCAATCATATTTTTAAGTTCCATTAAGTTAGTCATTTTACCTGTTCCTAAATTAAATGTTTGGTTTGCAGTATCCTCATTTTCCATACAAAGAATATGGAATGCATTAACATCAGATACATCAATGTAATCTCTTGCTTTCATATAGTCACCAAATACAATAGGATTATGACCGCCTTTAATTCTTAAGATAAATCCTGCAAATACTGGTGGGATGGTTCTATTATAATCTTGTAAAGGCCCAGCTACATTAAAGTATCTTAGTGCAGTATAATTTAATCCTTTAGTTCTTTGATATGATTCTGCTAATAATGCAAGACATGCTTTAGTAGTAGAGTATACAGTAGTTGGATCTGATTGAGTTTCACTAAAGCCTTCATCTGGCATTTCACAGTTTTCATATACGGCAGAAGTTTCACTAAAGATGATTCTTTTTACATCAGCCTTTAAGCACCCATTCATTACATTAATACTTCCTAATATATTATTATCTACTGCTTCATATGGATCTTCATTACAGTCATAAATAGAAACAAGACCAGCAAAATGATAAACATAATCAGGTTTAAATTCCTCTATAATGTTTTCCACATATTGATTTCTAATATCTACTTTATGAAAATTTTCAATTTGGTCATGAACTTTAGGTATATATGTACCATGTTCCATATTATCAATAACAGCAATACATTTAGGATTATGACCTCTATTTAATAAATCGTTGATAAAATTTGTTCCAACGAACCCAGCTCCACCGGTGACCAGGATTTTTGTTTCAGAATTATACATTTACAGTTTCAGTTTTTGTTACACGTTCATAAGCTTCCCAGATTTTGTTATCTACATGTTCTCCAGTATAATAAGAATCTTTAAGATACTTTTCTTGGAGGTTATAGAATAATTTCTTATAATGCTCTGGGTTTGCATTTAAGAATTCAATCTTCTTTTTTAAATCTTCTGGTGATTTACATCTAATAAAGTGACCTTCAGGAAACACATTAAAGTCAGTATCGTAAGATGGGTGTAAGAAAGGTATTATACCATAATGTAACATTTCTGCATATTTAGAAGTGACCATACCTTCTTTAATAGGAACGCAGAATGTATATTTGGTACTAAGTAATTCATCGGTCATTGTTTCAATTCTTGTTTCACCTTTAAACCATTTAGGATATTTTTCTTTAATCTCATCATCCCATTTTCCGTAAATATCAGTTTCAATATCTTGATCAACGATATACTCTTTTACTGGATCCCATCGGTCCATTCCGCCTGATCCTTTACCTTGATTTTGTAGCATCATAAATGAATTTGTCTTTTTCATTTCAAACAATTCATCTGTGTTATATCTTTTCTTATCTAAAAGAAATACCGTTTCAATACCAGAATATTCATAAGTTGATGTTATCTTTGCAGTATCTCGGAGTGGAGGATTGCAAAAATATTCTTCTTCTTTAGTAAATGTATTTTGTGCTAAATAATAAGTAGGTCTATTATTAATTCCCCAATCTTTACATGCAAGAATATATCGGTTATCTACAAGTAATCCGACAATAGGAACTTTCTTTTCCAGTTCATTCATTGCTTTAATAATTGGAGCTGCATAGTACTTAAAGAAGTCTAATGATTTAACTTGACCAGTACCATCTTTCTTGTTAATATATTCTGGAATATTAACAGTACTAGTCGGCCCAGTATAAAAGAAAATGTAATCCAAATCTAAACCTTGAATAATTTCAAC